CTGGCCGGCAGCCTGGCCCAGACGATTGGCCAGGGCATGCAGCAGGCGTTCAGCCTGGCGATCCAGGGTGCCGAGAACCTGGGGCAGAGCCTGCAGGAGCTGGGCGCCACGGTGCTCAAGGACATCGCGCAGCAGCTGATCCAGATCGCGGTGATCGCGCCGGTGGTCAACGCGATCGGCAACATCGGCCGCCCCAGCCCGTTCGCACCGATCTCCCCCGGCATCAACGCCCTCCCCGGCGGTGACTTCAGAAACTTCTTCCCTGTGCAAGGAGTCGGGTCCTTTGCGGCCGGGCTGCCGACTGTTGGATTCACTGGCACCCCCCTGCCCGGCACTGGCTTCGCCACCGGCGGCATCATGACCCCCCAGGGCCCGGTGCCCCTGCGCACCTACGCCCGGGGCGGGATCGCCACGGCCCCGCAGGCGGCGATCTACGGGGAGGGCTCCACCCCCGAGGCATTCATCCCCCTGCCCGACGGCCGCCGGGTGCCGGTGGCCCTGAAGCAGTATCCCGGCATCCCGGGCGCCTCCTCAGCAGCCCAGTTCGAGTCGACCGATCAGGTGGTCCAGCGGCTGGTCGAGACTGCCAGGCAGGAGTCCACCGCCCGGGCCGCGGCCGTCGCTGCCAGCTCGCCAGATGGCACGGTGCGGATCAAGGTGGAGACGACCCGGATCAACTCGGTGGACTACGTGACCGCTGAGCAGGCTGAGGCTCTGGCACGGGCCGCCGCGACCCGCAGCACCGCACGTCAGCAGCGGGCCCTGCAGTCCAGCCCAGGGGCCCGCCGGAGCTGGGGGATCTGATGGATCACGACATCTCCGAAGGCGTCTACGTGCAGCTGCTGACCCGCGACGGGGCCCCGACGGGCTATGCGTTCCAGCAGTTCCACACCGGCGAGACCCGCACCTACCAGGGTGTGGACTACATGCACGCCGGCTTTGCCTACTCCGGCGCGACGGTGGACCTGGGCTTCCCCAACGCTGAGGCCGTGCTGGCATTCGCCGCCGACGTGCTGGGCCTGAACATCTGGAAGCAGGCGGCCGATGATCTGTGGATCGCCAGGATCCGCACCGTCTGGCTGGACCCTGTCACCCTTGACGAAACGGGGATCGAGATGATCGACACCTACGCGATCACCGCCTACGTGCAGGATCTGCAGCAGGTCTCGGTGACCCTCGGCAGCCCGCTGGATGCGATCGGCGGCGACTGGCCCCGGCGGGTGCTGACGCAGGCGATGGTCGGCGCCCTGCCTCCAAGCGCAGATCTGAGGTTCTGATGCTGGGGAAGCGCCGCCACCGCCTGCTGCTGCCGATCGATCGGCAGATCATGACCGCCCTGGGCCTGAGCGAGACCCAGTACCGGCAGTTTCAGCTTGAGCAGGAGCGCCTGAGCCGGCTGCGGCCGGTGGAGGGGCCCGTGGCCGTTGATCCGCTGACTGCTTTCCTGATCAACCTCGCCATCTCCGCCGTCCTGTCGGCCGCGGCCTACCTCCTGACGCCCAGGCCGCGCCTCAAGCAGCGCAACGCCCCCCGCCCGGGCGAACTGCGGCAGGAGCAGCAGCAGGGCCAGCAGCTGGTCTCCAGGACCGAGTTCGCCCCGAAGCAGGGCATCAGCAGCACCCAGGACACCGTCGAGCTGGGCGCCACGATCCCGGTGGTCTGGGCCCACCGCGAGACCATCAACGGCATCACCTACGGGGGCGTGCGCGTCAACTGCCCGCTGCTGTGGAGCCAGATGGTCAGCCTCGGCGGTTCGCAGATGCTCCGGGCCGTCTACCTGGTCGGCGAAGCCCCGATCACAGGCATCGATCCCCAGCAGTTCGCGTTCGGTGAGAACCTGTTGTCCGCCTACGACCTAGGCGCCGCAGGCGAGAGCAGCGCGAGGGTGACGCTCTATCACCGCCCCGGCGGCGGCCGGATCCGCGCGACCGATCGCATCGCGGGCCGGCTGGCCGCGAACGATCCGGGCAATGCCGAGGCCGCTGGTGCTGGCGACGTGTTCCAGGTGCGGGGGCTCAACAACCAATACGTGCCGGCGACGTGCTACAGCTACCAGCCCAGCAGCCAGACGGCGTTCGGCGTCTATGCCCCGATCGGCAACGGTCTGGCGTACCGGGTGAATCCGCAGATCCGCCCGATCACGCAGGCAAACCTCAAGACGCCGAAGGATGAGAACCTGGTCAAGCAGGGCATCAGCATCATCGTCTGCAGCCGCGACAACGCCGCGACGGCGCAACGTGAGAAGTCCGACGCGATCAACTCCAGCCGCTGCGGCCTGACGGCCCACCGGCGGGGCGGCAGCGGCGTGACCGACAACACCCTGCTGGTCGACGATGAGGTCGACCTGCAGATCGACGCCGGCACCGACGCCGGAGGATCGTTCACCAGCGGCGACTACTCCGAGGGCAAGGGCGACATCGGCTCAGCCGTCGCCGGCCGCCAGCGGGCATGGGATGACGCGATCGTCGTGGGGGAGCTGTACCGGATCGGTTCGGCGGTGTGCGTCTGCTCGGGCCGCAGCCCGTCCGATGACGTGTTCCGCTCGGACGTGGACCAGCAGCCGATCGGCGGCGGGATCAGCGTGACGGCCACGTTCCGGGTGGTGGAGGCCGGCGCGGCGGACTTCCCCGGCACCGGCGGCACCAGGTCTGGCACCGCGGCGCCGCATGTGCTGCGGATGGCCCGGGCGACCGTTGCGATCCCGCAGCCGGCGCAGGTGATCGAGCTGGGCATCCGCTCCACCGTCGGGATCCGGGTGGCGGGCCTGATGAACTTCCGCGACGCTATGCCCTATGGGGAGGTGGACGGCCGGGCCTGCGATTACTACAACCTGTCGCAGCTGCCAGCCCAGCAGATCCTGCGGGTGACGCAGTACCAGTCGGGCACGATCACCCAGATCGAGACCCGCTACGCATTCTGGAGGCTGCGCTACCGAATCGCCGGCAGCACCAGCGGCTGGTCCAGCCTGCCACAGCTGTTCGGCGTCAGCGGCAGCACGCAGCAGGCGCAGTTCAACTTCCTGCGGATCGAGTTCCCGACCCGCCAGCGATGGGAGGTGCGCCTTGACCCGGTGAGCGGCTGGGAGGTGCGCAGCGGCACCGCCGGCGGCGACCTGATCGTCATCGATGCGCGGCTGTCGTCACTGCAGACCGTCGGCGATGGGTCGGTGGTGGTGCGCGTCGCCGGGGAGTATGTGCAGCGCCAGGCGGCCACGTTCCAGATGCCCTGCACCATCAACACGCGCGGCGGGATCGGGATGCCGAACGTTGACGGTGGCAACTACGTGGACGAATGGGCCCGCCTGGCGGAGCAGTTCGTCTACGACGAGATCACGACCAGCACCAGCAGCCCCGAGCACGAGATCACCTACGTCAACGTGATCGACACGGCGCCGACGACGCCGACCTATCCGGACATGACGCTGGTGGGCGTCAACATCCGCAGCGGCACCGAGGCGCAGCAGCTGGGGCAGCTCAGCGTCTACGTGAACGACGGCCCCGGCGCCAGTCATTCATTCCCGGCCCTCCTGGCCGCCGGGCTGCTGAACCAGCGCTATGGCGTGGGATCGATCCTGAGCCCGCTGCAGGTCGACGAGGCGAGCTTCGCCAGCGCAACGGACTGGACCCGGACCCGCGGCTACTTCTGGGACGGGGCACTGCCGAAGCCGGTCAACATCCGCACCTGGGGCAACGACACGGCGGCCCTGTTCCTGCTGGACCTGATCACCCGCAACGGCGTGAGCTATCTGCAGCCGGCGGTGCTGTTCGGCGCACCGGAGCAGATCACGGGCCTGTTCAACGCCGGCAACATCATCGAGGGCAGCTTCAAGCTGAGCTACCTGGACCAGACCGAACGCCAGCCGGTGCGGGTGTCGGTGAAGTGGCGGGAGGAACGCCGGGCCGAGGGCGACGGCAGCAACCGGGGCCTGTTCCCCGTGACCCGGGAGGTGACGGTCCGCGAGATCGGGGTGAGCGAGGCGGCACCGCTTGAGGTGATCGACATGAGCGACTTCTGCACCAGCGAGCGGCACGCGATCGACGTGGCCAAGCTGAAGTGCCGCATGAAGCGGCTGGTGACCCACCAGGTCACGTTCGAGACGGTCCCGCAGCAAGCGACCCTGAGCCCGGGCCGCTGCTGCCGCCTGGCGATGGAGACTGTCGCCTACGAGACCGCCCGCAACGGCGCCATCCTGGCGGACGGCACGATCGTCACCAGCGAACCGATTGCCGATGGCACCTATGACGCCCTGCTGTGGGACGGCAGCAGCCAGACCCAGGAGGTGGGGCTGGTCATCCTCAACGGTCGCGCGGTCGGCCGCGGCCAGGCGGTGTTCTGCCTGGCGGAGCGCAACGCGACAGAGATGAGCTACAAGGTCCAGTCCATGGCGTTCAACGACGCCGGCAACATCGCGGTGACGGCCCTGCACTGGCCGACCGATGAGGATGGCCTGTCGCTGATCTCCGAGGGGTTCGACGTGGCCCAGAACTGGGTCATTGAAGGCGCGATCGGCAGCGCTGATGCGCCGGGCACGATCGCCGTGAGCTTCACCGGTGTCACGATCACCGGGCCCTCAACCCTGACCGTCGGCGTGGCCGGCAGCTATGCGGCGGTGGTGAGCGGCACCGGGACGGGGTTCACCTACAGCTGGACCGGCGCCGGCCTGACGTTCGGGACGCCGACGGCAGCATCAACGACGATCACCGCCAGCAGCAGCGGCAGCAAGACCGCCAGCTGCGCGGTGACGCGGGGTGCTGTGACCATCACCGACACGCATCCGATCCTGGCGGTGGCTGCGCCGACCAGCACGACGATCGGGACCGTGACGATCACCGGCAGCACGACCGGCACCAGTCCGGCGACGATCACGTCAACCGCTGGGATCAGCGGCACGGCGACCGATCCGGTCTACAGCTGGACGGCCCCGGTGATCCCGGCGGGCGGTGCGGTGGACTGGAGTTCCACGAATGAGGCGAGCGCGACGGCGGTGTTCACCGGCGCCGGCACCTACCAGCTGGCGTGCCGGGTGACGAGCTATGTGGCGACCGATCGGATCGTCGACAAGGCGGTGACGTTCAACCTGGGCACCGACACCGCGACCGCGACGGCCCATGGGTTCGCCGCCGGCGACCAGGTGACGTTCACGGCGACGAGCGGCGACCTGCCGACGGGGCTGCTGCAGCAGACCACCTACTGGGTGCGCAGCGGCGGCCTGACGGCTGACGACTTCACCCTGGCCGAGGCCCCGGGTGGGGTGCTGATCAATCTGTCCGGCACCGCCAGCGGGTCGTATCGGGTGACCAGACTGGGCAAGTCGGACCTGCAGCAGGTGGTGATCTCATGAGCGTGGCATTCCCTGCGATCCGTCCGGCGGACCGGCAGTTCACCGCGCCGTCGGTGCCGGTGAGCGAGACCCGCAGCGAATCGGGCCTGACGTTCCGGCGCCGCCGCGGCAGCCTGGCGGTCGATGCCACGCTGGCCCTGCGGTTCGACGCCAGGCCGGTGGCCGACTGGGTGGCGATTGAAGCGGCATGGCTGGCCAGCGGCAGCGGAATGGATGAGCTGCTGCTGCCGGCCGAGATTTGGGCGCCCGGCGTCGCCCCGGAGCTGCCGGGGCTGCAGTGGCGGTTCATCCCCGACCAGCCGCCACAGAAGTCCGAGCCGCGGGAGCTGATCGGGCGGGTGAACATCACGGTGGAGCTGCGAGCCGTGGCGGTGTGACGGTCACCGATCTGGCACAGGGATTGCAGGCGAAGGCTGGGGTGAGGGTAGGGTCTGGGGTGTTGAGCTTCCCACAAGCACATGAACTACATCGCCGCCGCCAGGGCCGCCTGGCAGGCATGGTCAGGAGAGCTGGACTCCCAGCGGGCCGGCCGCAATCGTGAGGAGCAGCGCCGCGCTCGGATCAGGGCCCACAGTGAGCGCGAGCTGCAGCGGTTCGCCCGGTTCGGGCAGCAATGGGCCATCGCTGAGCTGCGTCGCCGTGGGGTGGCAGATGCTTGAGATCTACGCCTGGGCCGGCGTCTTCACCGCGATGAGCGTCGTGCGCCCCCATGAATGCCGCGAGCCCGGCGAATGGCTTGCCGCCCTGCTCGCCGGGGCCCTGTGGCCGCTAGTGGTTGCGGTGCGGGTTGGGATGTGGATTCGGCGGCGGGGGAGGAAAAGCGCATGACCACCAACCCACAACGCCCCGCCTTCTACATCAACGACCATTTCGGCTGCATCGGCCGCATTTGGTGGGTCAACACCATGCAGCAGCCGAGTCAGGCATGGAATCCGCTGCTGTTCCCCATCTGGGGTGCGGTTCGGTGGTTTCGGGGGTGCCAATGATGGGCCCGACCTACGCCGAGTTTCTGGAGCGCAAGCTGCATACCGGCGCTGATCACGGGTTCGATCCCGTCTTCATGCCGCCGCAACTGTTTGACTTTCAGCAGGCCTTAGTCCAGTGGGCCGTCCGCAAGGGCCGGGCCGCGATCTTCGCTGATTGCGGCCTAGGCAAGACCGCGATGCAGCTCACCTGGGCCGAAAACGTGGCCCGTCATACCAGTAAGCCGGTGCTGATCCTGACGCCCCTTGCGGTTGCAGCTCAGACCGTCCGGGAGGGCGAGAAGTTCGGCATCGAATGCCACCGGTCCAGTGATGGCAGTGTGCCGGGGCGGATTGTCATCACTAATTATGACAGGCTCCATTTATTTAATCCGAACGACTTTGGCGCAGTGGTCTGCGACGAGTCAAGCATTCTTAAGTCTTTTAGCGGCTCTACCAGGAAAGCCATTACGCGTTTCATGGCAAAAATGCCTTATCGGCTACTCTGTACCGCAACAGCTGCGCCAAATGATTACACAGAGCTTGGCAATTCGTCAGAAGCGTTAGGAGAGTTGAGCTACAGCGACATGCTCCGTCGGTTCTTCGCTCAGCTCGACGACAAAGGGCAGAAACGCGAAGAGCGACTGCAGCAGTCAGCAGAGGCAATGATCAGCACCAATGCCAACTACTACAAGAAGCTTGCTTTTCGGGTGTCGCAGACCATCGGCCAGTGGCGCCTTAAACATCATGCCCGTGAGCACTTCTGGCGCTGGGTCGCCAGTTGGGCTAGGGCTTGTCGAATGCCGTCTGATATCGGCTACCCCAACGACGGATTCATCTTGCCGCCACTCCTGGAGCGTGATCACATTATTGCGCCTGCTACACCGCCAGACGGGATGCTGTTTTCAATGCCGGCGTTTGGTCTTGCGGAGGAGCGCGAAGAGCGCAAGCGAACCATTCAGGAGCGGTGTGAGTTTGCAGCGCAACTGGTAGACCATAATCGTCCTGCGGTGATCTGGTGCCACACCAATGCCGAGGGAGATCTACTGGAGCAGCTCATTCCCGACGCCGCCCAGGTTGCCGGTCGCACACCAGATGATCAAAAAGTAGAACTGTACGAATCCTTCGCTGCCGGCGATCAGCGGGTGCTGGTGATTAAGCCAAAGATTGGCGCATGGGGCTTGAACTGGCAGCACTGCGCCCATGTGGTAACTTTTGCCAGCCACAGCTACGAGCAGTACTACCAATCCGTCCGCCGCTGCTGGCGATTCGGCCAGCGAGGCACCGTTCAGCTTGATGTAATTGCCACAGAAGGCGAGGCCAGAGTGCTGGCCAACATGCGCAGCAAAGCGGAACGCGCTTCTGTTATGTTCGAGGAACTGGTGGCACAGATGAACAGCGCCACCACGATCAAACGCACCAACCACTACACCACCACCCCGAGGATCCCACAATGGCTGTGAAAGATCAGCTCATCACCGACAACTTCGCCATCTACAACGGAGACTGCATTCAGGTGATGCAACAACTGCCTGACGCATCAGTGCATCTCACGGTTTACTCTCCGCCGTTCGCCGGCCTGTATCAGTACAGCAGCGATGACCGCGACATGTCTAACTGCCTGAACTACGATGAGTTTTTCGCTCACTATGGATTCTGCGTTGACGAAATCTCCCGCATCACCATGCCGGGGCGGATTTCGGCAGTCCATTGCATGGACATTCCTCTCAGCAATGCTGGATGCGATGCCATGTTCGACTTGCCAGGTCGGATCATCCAAGAGCATGAAGCCCGAGGGTTTGCCTATGGCGGTCGGCGGGTGATCTGGAAAGAACCGCTGATGGTTCGTAATCGCACCATGATGAAGAGCCTGCACCATAAGACGTTGTGTGAGGACTCAACCCGCAACAGCATCGCCAACGCTGATTACCTGCTGATGTTCCGTCGCAAAGGTGAAAACCCGGTGCCGGTAGTGCATGAGGTTGGACTGATGCATTACAGCGGCGAACGCAACGTCCCGGCTGATCTCAATGGTTTTCGAGGCATGAACGGGGATCAGAAAAAGAATCAATATAGCCAGTGGATCTGGCGCCAGTATGCCTCCAGTGTATGGGATGACATCAGGATTGATAACGTTCTGCAGTTCCGCAGTGCCAAGGATGGCGAAGACGAAAAGCACGTCCATCCTCTGCAGCTGGATGTGGTTGATCGTGCCGTAATCATGTGGAGCAACCCAGGCGAAACCGTCCTCACCCCTTTTATGGGCGTCGGCAGCGAGGTCTACGGAGCAGTCAGGGCTGGCCGCCGTGGGGTCGGCATTGAGCTGAAGCCCAGCTACTACCGGCAGGCGGTCCGCAATCTTGAGGTGGCCCGTGAACCTGAGCAGGATTCAGGCCAAGCGGTGCTGTTTGACCTGGAGGGAGAGGCCGGCTGACCCCGCTACCCTGACCCTATCCCCCCCCAGCCGCCCGATGGCCGTCCTAACCTCACGCGACGCCGAGGTGCGCCTGGACGGCATCGGGATCGCCAAGGCCCGCGACATCTCGCTGCAGCTGTCCTCCGAGACCCCGGAGGACACCGCCCTGGGCGACACGACCCGCAGCTACGTCTACGGCCTGCGGGCCTACTCCGGGTCCATGACCCTGCTCTATGACCGCAGCAGCCCAGTCAGCCAGCTGCTGCAGCAGCAGATCACGGCCGACGACACCATCCGCGACCTGGAGCTGATCCTGCTCGACCGCAACATCCGCGGGCCCGTCCTGTTCCAGAACACCGGCATCTCCACCAGCGTCGGCGACGTGGTCAGCTGCCAGGTCAGCGTGGTCTTCAACGCCATCAGCGGGACGGTCTGATGAGCCTGCTGGGCACCGGCGGGGAGATGGAGCTGAGCCGCGAGTGGCCGCCGCTCACGGTGCTCACCGATGCCCGCTTTGATAACGGCCGCCTCTGGCTGGCGCAGCCGGGCTTCTGGCCTGGCGATCGGGTGATCATCACCTGCGCTCGCGGGCTGCCGATCGACGCCAACCTCAACGGCTACGCCGACTGCCCCGATGGCCACCGCCACTGGGGCGGCCTGGGCATTCCCGGGCCCGCAACGGCGCACCGCACCAACGACGCCGGGTCGTACTGGGCCGCCAGTGATGCCGCGGCCTACTGGGAGGCGCCGGCGACGACCGGTCTGACCCAGCAGCTGACCTGCTACGCCGGCCGCGACACCCTGGGTCGGCTGGCGTTCTACGACTCCGAAATCAACGGCGTGAACGGTGGCACCACCGGCCGGCTGCCCCTGGCGGGCGTGGCGTTCGGTGCCCTCGTGCTGGCTCCCTACTCCGCTGGGGCGGCCTACCAGGCGGCACTGCTGACCCTGGCTCAGTCGGTGCTTGCGGTGATTCCCCTGGCGGAGCCGGAGCTGCCTGCCGACCAGGTCGCCGCCATCCCCTCGGCCGCGGCCGGCACTGAGCTGATTGGATGGAAGCTGCAGGCCCAGCTGGCCCGCTGGACGCTGGACCAGGAGGCCGCGACGGCCGACACCACGGC